TTACTATCTCGCGCTTTCTTGTTGGTGAATACAACGCTTGTGAAGGAACACCAAGAACGCTGCACGTTACGTCTTCGAGCGCACTCCAGAACATATCTCTTTCGTTCTCCATTTCTTGTTGTTGCTTAATTTGGTCGGCTGTCAGTCTTTCGTATTTTGGAATAATCATCGTCCATAAAAGTTCGAATCTTTCCATGTGTCTCAAAGGAATCATCTCTGCAAGCTCTTGTCTTATCTGCTCGTTAGTCATTTTCTTCGTTTATTAAAATTGTGGGTGTAAATGTGCTGAATACTTCTTCGCGTGAAAGTCCTGTGTGAAGGCAAATGTTGTTGAAGTCTTTAATTCTCATTCGCTCTGGGTGTGCAACGTAAAGTCGTGCTGTTGGGTCGCTGATTCGAAGAACGTTCTTGAAGTTGTGCATCGTCTTGAATTGACTTTTCACAAGTCGACCGAATGGTGTTTTGTAAATTGCTTTACTCATTGTTACCTCCGTAAGTTTCGTTGTAGTATTGTTCAGCAGTCCCCGTATAATGAACTACAAAAGAACTTTTTAAAATAGAAATCAGAGAGGAGAAAATATGATGCTTATACTACAACTAAAAAAGAGAATCGAGATTCTCGAAGCGCAAATAAAGGAACAAGACCAAAAGATAAACGATATTCTTATTCGCTTATCAGTTCCACAAGCAAACCTTCCAGTCACGACGAAAGAAAAGAAGACAGCGTTCGTCAAACCAACGGTTGTCGAAATCTACGAATACGCTTGTGAGAAACTAAGCAACGACGACGCGCTTAAATTCACCGAGAAATTCCACGCTCACTACGAGGCTAACGGTTGGAAGGTTGGACGCAACGCGATGAAAGACTGGAAGGCTGCCGTTCGTAAGTGGGATTTAAGTACATTCGCAACAACAAACCAAAACACTAAAATCAAAAGAATGTCTCCTAGAATTTTACCTTGTTGAAAGTAGTTCGCAAGAGAATTAACAATTTCGCGTTCGCGTTCGTAAGTCATTTTGAGCGACTCGTATAGTGGTGTGTTTTTCATTCTTGTTCAGTTTTTTCATTTACTTCAATAAAAATGCTCGGAGCGGCTAATGACATTAGATATGATAATATCCAAAAATCAACATCTATTATTTTTCCTATTTCAGTTCTTGTAATAACTGAATATCCAAGTATAATAAGAATGTAAACTGCAATAAAAATTCCAGCTCCTCTAAAAAATTTACTTATAAAATTATTCATTTGTTTATTTATTTGTGCTAATATAGTGAACGTATGCTAACCCACAACATATTGTCCGTAACTTGGATTAAGTTCAAAGTACATACGCATCATAATTGCGTCGGCAACGTCGGGACTAATTCCTTCGCGGTTCTTGATAACGTCTTTGGGTGTTACTTGCAACTTTCCGTCAACGTCTGCGCGGTGTCGCTTAATCATTTCGAGTTCACGAACGATTTGTTCTTTGCGCGTACTGGATAGAATAGTGAGCCGATTCTCCTCTACATATTGAGCCAATTTATAGTAACACTCGCTTTTCAGATTTTGTTATTGTGGGTGTTTTGGTTTAGATCCATTTTGAAATCCTAAGCACTTCAAAAAGTCACAGACTCCCGCGCCGATTCCGTCTTCATCTGCGATGATGTTTTGAAGTAATATGTTGTGTTCTTTGGCTACAACTCGAATCTTGTTCACGACTTCGTCCAACGCGGCTCTATTCAACTCAATTATGTCAATGATAGTAAGTCCTTCCCAAACAATAATAATCGTTCTATCCTTACCGAAACGCGCAATGTCGGCTGTGATATACTTCTTTCCTTCATTGATTACTTCGTTTCTAAACATTCGAAGCAAGTTCTCCGTGTTAAACAACTTGTCAGAGTCGTCGTCAAACTCCCAATTGCCTTCTAAAAGACGTTTGCGGTCGTACTCTGGAAGGCGACGCAACGATTCAATGTAAGCAACAGGAAGGAAGGGGTTGTCTTGCGGCAACGCTTGGACAAATGCGCGGTGTGAAGGTAGTTCGTTACGGTTGTTCTTCATATAGAACTCATTGTACAACCAACCTTTCGACGGATTACACGATAAGAAGCCTTTGGGAATTAACCCGAACTCGTTCAACTTATAACGACAACGAGAGTGAACGATGTTCACGGCTTTCTCTGTTACCTCTGCTACCTCGTCTATAAAATAATCGGTAATTTCCAACGATCCAAGTGAATCGAAGTTCGGATTTGAAGGATAAGCGAATAGGTCTTTCAAAACAATTTCACTTCCATTGAAGAACTTAATCACGTTCGTCTGTCCGTTGTAGGTGTAGTGTTTGTCAGCAACCAATCCAAACTCTTTAGCGGTTTCAAAGAACGTGTTTAACGTCGTCTTTTTAAGCGTGTCTAGTTTGCTTCGTCCAATTAAAGAACGTGTTCCAGCGTACTTCAAACGACGTTGAATTTGCCACATACAACCGAACTTCGTCTTCCCACCCCCTGCCGCGCCACCGTACAACAACTGCTCAACTTGCGAATCGGTTGCGAGGTAGTTCAACGCTTCAATCTGACGCGGCAGGTATGTTGGTTTATAAGGTATCATTCAATTTAATCATTGCGTAAGACTGCGGAATTTGTGCAATTATTTTATCTCCGATTAAGCACCACCAATACGACTCATTAACCGAACCGTACTCTTCTATTTTATCACAAATAACAATGTGTGCTTCGCCTGTTATTGGATGAATGAATTTATACTTTCTCATTAAAATAGTGTTAGTTGATTTTCAACCACAGGACAAAGTTCGTCTTGCAGTATTTGAACAATGCGGTCGTATTTCTTCGCGTCGTTGTTTTGCTTTACTTGGTGCAATAGCAATTCAAGACCAGCGTTGAACGCTTCGTCTTTCGTTTTGTATACGCAGTATTCAGCGTGGTAAATCAAAGGCTGCGACCAACCTTGATCCTGTCCTTTGAAACTAATTGAATAACTCCAATTTCCGTTCTGAACAATGGCTACATTTACCTGCGCTTCATAACCCTTTATACATTTGTAAGTGTAGAGAATTGGATTCTCGCAAACTCCGTGTTCGTTGAATGTGAACTGACTCATTGCTTACTCAAATAAAGTTTATACAATTCTCGCAACCCTTCGAACTGAATTGATTCTTTGAGTAGTTGACGTTTGCGGTCACTCATTCGTTCAACCATTCCTTTGCTTAGTTGTTGTTCCTGAAAGACAGTCTTTCTTGCCTTCGCTTTGCAAAGATTGTATTCCTCGTCAGTGAATGTTTCAGACGCTGCGCAACGCATCTACAACGACGCTCACAATTACACAAAGGGTTGATCGTGCAGAAAGAGAAAGCGCATTTGTAGCAGATTACGACCTACCAACGTTCGTTAAACTTTGCTCAAAGGTTTGCGCAATGTACGGAATAGCGTTACCAGAAGCGCAACTGTTGCAAATGTTGCACGAGTTCATAGGTAAACACTTTCGTTGGGTTACATTCGAACACTTCAACCTTGCGTTTGAATTGAACGCAGCAAATGAACTAACAAAAAAGTGTGAGCATTTTGGAGCGTTGAGCGTGTCTTTCATTGGCGATGTGTTGACGCACTACAAACCACACAGGGACAAAGCGAATCTACAAATACAGCGTGAAATAGCGCAATCAATAGAAGAAAAAGCAGAACTAATAAAAGAAAACGAAATGGCGGTGAACGACGACAGCTGGAGAAGAATGTTAAAGGAAGACATTGACAGCTTCAAACAAGGCAAAATGACAACGTTAGAATTGCGTGGTGTGTCAATGATGCGGTGGTTAGAAGAAAGTAAGCGTATAACGGCTGAAACGTTCACAGACGAGGAATATGCGTTGTGTAAAGCGAAGGCAAGAAAGACAGTATTCAACGAACAACAATTGAGCAAAGGAATGGTTGAGCGAATGAGTGACAGGAAGCGTCAACTACTCAAAGAATCGATTCAGTTCGAAGGCTTCCGTGAGTTGTATAAACTTTATTTGTCGAAGCAATGAGTCAGTTCACATTTAACGAACACGGAGTTTGCGATAACCCGATTCTATACACCTACAAATGTATCAAGGGTTATGAAGCGCAGGTCAATGTAGCCATTGTTCAGAAAGGAAATTGGAGTTATTCAATTAGTTTCAAAGGACAGGATCAAGGTTGGTCGCAGCCTTTGATTTACCACGCTGAATACT